GAAGAAGATTTAAAGACAGCCATCTCTGCAGGAAAACTAGGAGAAACTACTTTAGATACTCCTTTAGTTGAAGCATTCAAAAGCGAAAGTTTTCTTACAAATGTAGACACACCAAGAGCTAATTACTATGTGAGCGTACAAGGACTTGAAAATTCCTTAAAAACAGCATTTGTACGGGCAAAACTTCCATATTTATCTACGTTGGGTCTTGAAACAGAGTTAGCAGGTGCTAAAGGGCTACTGCAAACAGGCGGGTATTCAGAGGGCCAACTTAGACGCACTCGACAAATGGAGGGTTTGATTCCCTCTGCAGATTTAGACAAAGCTTACGCTGATGCTTTTACAAATATGGAAGACAACGTATCTAACGATACTAAAAGGTTTCTATTTTTCCATAAAAACACTGTGGCTCGTGTAGAAACAATTTTAGGAGCACCTGCTACTAAAAAAACACCTGCAAAGCCACCAATGACCCTTGCTGATGTTATCATAAGCTCAGATCCTGATAGCGGGGAACCAACAGTTACATTAAAAGGTGAAACGAGAGTAAACAAAACTAGGTTGGCTGTTACTTATAAGGGCACTATGGCAGCCTTTTTAAAAGAACAGTTTGATGTGGCAAAAGCACGAGGTGGAGACAAAGCTCTAAAAGATATTAAGCTGTTTGATACTACAAAAGCGAAGACAGATGCTGCTCACAATAAATATATTAAACCGATTGTGGAAGAAAGATTTCCAACTCAAATACCTATCGATCCTAAAACTGGAAAATCTGGATGGCGACCAACAGATATACGGTCAGCAGTTCAGGACCAACTAGAAAAAGAATTTAGAATAGACCGTGTTTTAGCAGAGGATTATGCAGGACATAAAGTAAAAGATGCGTATAAGTCTGCTGGTGCGAATCCAGAGACTATTGGTGAAATATCTGAAAACTTAGTAAGACAAAGCGCAAAAAATTTAGGAATAAGTACAACCAACAGTTTAATTACAACCAGTTTTAACATACAGTCTCCTGCGTTATCCACACAAAACGCCCCTGCATTTCCTGCTTTGACAGATAACTATAGAGGCGCAGGACAAACTCTACAACCTTCCAAACCTCTTACAGAACTTGATGTAAAAGAAATAGAAAGTGCACAGCGTGTTAACATAGCACAGCTAGAACAACAGGCATTAGACTTACAAAAAGCTAACATAGAAAAAGGGGCAGCACTGGATGTTGATCAAGCAAGGACTGCTGCTGAAAGACAAAGTCAACTTGCAGATATAAAAGCTCAAGTTAAAGATGAAAAAACTGCAGACGCTGGAAATGAATTACGTAAAAAGATACGTAACAGATTTACAACTCTTGGTCTAGCAACTGCAGGAGTTTTGGGAGCAACTCCCGGCCCGGTAGGAGACTTAATTGGTTTAGGTATCGAATCTGCACTTGCTGATAAAACAGATGGACCAGACAGATTTGATGTAGCAGAAGAAAGAGGACGACAGGGTTTTGCAGAGCTATTTGGTATGGAAAGAGAACCCGGAGAAAAGAGTTTAGCAACATCCCCCGGTGCGCTAGTAGGCACAGCAGCAGAGCTATTTGGAGTCGGACTACCGCCAAAAGTTCCAACAGACATAGCTCGTATGAGAGCGACACAACCTGATGCTCCCGCTGCCGCTCCACCTGCAGTCCCATCACTCGCACCCCCTGTACCATCTTTACAGCCAAATACAACTAACCTGCCAAAAATACAGATTACAGAAAGTAAACCTTTTCAAAGAAGTCAGGGTATGCTCTCAGCAGAGGGAGCAAAAGACAGAGTTAACCAAGCAAGAAGTGCCGCACTTGCTGGTGAAGAAACAACACTTCGCGGCTCGTTTTTAAACTAATCATAGGGGAGAGAAACCTATGGCGAATGCAACAACTGGTAATTACAACTACGGTGCTGCTTACATTATGAACTCTGACAAGGAGTCTGTTGATGATCAAGCAGGTGTAAACAAGCTTTACCGTGAAGGTCTGGAGTTTCAAACTCGTGTACAGACTGCACCTATCTATGAAGATATGCCTAAAAAGCAAACAAAGCCAACAGTTGAAGCTTCTTTCAACACAATGGCAGAAGATAGAAACTACTTTAGCTAGGAACTAGCATGTCTGAAAACTTTCTTGAGCCGCCTGATGATACTCAGGTGCCACTGGTCGAACCTGCAGAGGCTATGCCGGGTCTTGCCGGGCACATTCGTTCTAAGTTTGAAGATGCTGAAAATGGAAGATATACTTACGAGCAACGTTGGCTAAAAGCTTTCAAGAATTTTCGTGGTATATACGATTCATCTACACAGTATCGTGACAGCGAACGGTCCAGAGTATTCATTAAAATAACCAAAACAAAAGTTCTTGCTGCATACGGACAGATAATTGATATCCTGTTTGCAAACAAGAAGTTTCCGTTGGTTGTTGAACCTACTCCTGTACCAGAAGGTATAGCAGAGTTTGCTCACATGAAAACACCATTGGATGATATAGTTGATCCGTATGGCTTTGAGGGAGACGGACGAACGTTAGAGCCGGGATCTATACAGGCATCACCTCAAGAAAGAGATTTTTTGGGTGGGTTGCAAAACAGATATAACGGAATGCCTATAGCTGAAGGGCCAGCACTCATGGGAGAGCCACAAATATCTCCCGCTCAAAAAGCTGCCCTTAATTTAGAAAAAACAATACACGATCAGCTTTTGGATACAAGTGCTGTAAATGTATTTCGCAGTGCGATATTTGAATCTGCACTGCTTGGCACGGGCGTTGTAAAGGGGCCATTCAACTTTTATAAAAGAGTCCACCAATGGAAGCGGGATGAAAATGGAGATAGGGCGTATCAACCTTATGAAAAGGTTGTGCCTCGTATTGAACATGTTTCTGCTTGGGACTTTCATCCAGACCCGTCTGCTACGAGCATAGAAGACTGTGAATATGTAATTCAACGACATCGTTTGAATAGGCAACAGCTTCGTGCTTTGATAAATCTTCCGTACTTCTATGCTGATGCAATCGAAAATGCGTTAGCAAAAGGATCAAATTACGAAGACAAGTATTATGAGGATACAATTCGTGAGGATGAAACGGAAGCTTATTATCAGGAAAACCGCTTTGAAGTATTAGAGTATTGGGGTGTTCTTGATAGATATTTCGCTGATGAAGTAGGGATGGATCTGCCGGAAGAAATGTCTGGCTTGGAGCAGATACAGGTAAACGTCTGGGTATGTGGTCCATTTGTTTTACGATGTGTTCTCAATCCGTTTACACCAGCAAGAATACCTTATCATGTGTTTCCGTATGAAATCAACCCATATCAAATGTGGGGTGTCGGTATTGCAGAAAACATGGAAGATGCACAGATGCTAATGAACGGTCACGTTCGTATGGCAATTGATAACTTGGCTCTTGCAGGTAATCTAGTATTTGACGTGGACGAAGCAAGCCTAGTCCCCGGTCAGAATATGGATATATTCCCCGGAAAGATTTTCCGTCGTCAATCGGGGGTAACGGGCACAGCCATCAATGGACTCAAGTTTCCTAACACGGCACCTGAAAACATACAGATGTATCAGATTAGTCGGCAGCTTGCAGATGAAGAGACAGGCTTGCCGTCAATCATGCACGGTCAAACGGGTGTAAGTGGCACAGGACGAACAGCTTCAGGCTTGTCCATGCTTCTTGGTGGTGCAAGCTTATCCCTAAAAACTGTGATCAAGAATATCGATGATGCATTACTAAAACCTTTGGGAGAAGCATACTTCCAATGGAACATGCAATTCAACAAAGATGCACCCGATATTGAGGGCGACTTAGAAATTAAACCACGCGGCGTTGCAGCCGTGATGCAGAAGGAAGTTCGCACACAGCGACTGACAACTCTTCTGCAAACTGTTTCCAACCCCATGTTGGCTCCGTTCATCAAGATACCTAACCTGATGCGTGAGCTTGCAATAGCACAGGACATTGATCCTGACAGCTTGGTAAACGACGTAAGCGAAGCACAAATTTTTGCTGAGATGTTGAAAGGACTTGCAAATGCTCAACAAGCAGGAAGCCCGGAAAATCAGCCCCCTAGTGACCAACAAGGAAGCATGGAACAGCTTGGAGACGCTCCTGCAGGAGCAGATCCAAATGACGCTTCGGGCGTTGGTGGGGGCCAGATCGGAACTGGAAGTGTTCCGACTGCAGGGGAAGATAACTTCACTGGAAACGCTTAGAGGTTTAAAAGAAGACTATGATGCTGCTGTAGCAGCTAGGGATATAACCGATTAATGACAAACCCGTTCGTCGAAAACTATATGTATGGTAATTTGGGTCCATATTATGGGGCTGTAGCTTTGGGAAAAGGTGTTAGCGTTCCTTCTCCATTTGAAGAAGTTGCTAGAGGATATTTTTTATACGACGATGATTTTGCAAAATCATATGTAGAAGGTACAACCCCCCCACCTGTTGATACAGATTCAGGAGAAGAAGCAGGTATTCCTTCGCCAACGCAGAGTTCAAGCACACCCACTAGTAAGTTAGGTGGGACAAGTTTATTAGGAAAAGCATTAGATTATGTAGAGGATAGAATTACAAACTACATGGCTTTTCCAGAAGCTGTAAACCCTCTTACTGGAACAGTCAGGGCTACGGGAGTATCAAAAGCAGTAGGCGCAATGATGCCCGGATTTTTTGGTCCTTTGATGGAAGCTGGGTACAAAATGAATATGGATAACCTGTCTAGAATAGCAGGAATGTCTCAGGTTAACAAAGATTATAGCACGGGTTTACTGGGGGGTCAACTTGTGGGCGTTGAACCGACAGCCGATACTTTAGGAGGCAAAATTGCAAGTGCTTTTGGATTTAACGTTGACGGTTACACTCTAAGCGGTAACATAGGCGGGTTTACCAATGTTGATCAAGATGCGTTCGAAGATGCGGTAATTACTTCTTTATTAGCTAATCGTCCTAATGCATATGGCCCCGGTAGAGCCGTAGCTATGGGATTAGATCCTCAAGTTACTTATTCGCAAACAGAATTGATGCAAGAAGTAGCAACTGAATACGGTAGGCAGCAAGGAATTGCATTTGACCCATTCTCCCCTAGCAGTCAATACGCTTTTGGTGGACCTTACGCTCCATTTGTAGATCCCGGAGCAGGTCGTCCAGACCCTACCCGTCCCGGTGGTATAGTTGGTAGAAAGGACCAAGATGGGAATTGGAGAGGTGTTACGTCTGGTACTTACACAAGTACTTTTGGTTTACCGGGAATGACAGACTTCGCTTTCTATAATATGGGGCCGGGGTATAGTGCAGCCGACATGAGGAACTTGGAAGGAACAGGCGGCACTGACTTCTCTGGTATAGATCCTACGGGAACTGGTGGAGCATTTACAGGTGATCCAGTAGGTATGGCAGATGAATACGAGGATGATAATTATGCTGGTAGTGGTGCTTTTGGTGGCGGTTACGGTCCCTCGTTTGACGATAGTTCATTAGGTAAAGGTGACGGTGGCGGCGATGGCTTTGGTGGCGGCGACTACGGTGGCGGTCAAGAGGCTAGAGGTGTTGCAAAGGGCGGTCGCATAGGATACGCGACAGGCACACCAAAGGTAACGCAAGGTTTTATCAACAAAGACCCCGACTCTGTAACTGATGAACAATCCATAGCCGACAATCGATACACCTCTGTCCCAGAGGGCACTATGATTATGAATCAGCCCTCAAACGATAAATATGAAAAGCAGCTTGACAAATTGGTTGCAGAAGCAAAAAGAAATGTAAAGTTATCTAATAAACGACCAAAGATGGTTGAAGTTGCTTTGTCTGATGGTGAAAGATCCATTCACCCAGAATACGTTGCCTATATAGAAAAGAAAAAAGGCAAGGGGTATTTAGAAAAGCTCAACAATCAAGGAAAAGCTGAAGTATCTCGTAGACAGGCGAAGTATGGGGAAAAGATTGGGGCAGCTAACGGGGGTATGCTACAAGATGATCCCACCCTTTCTTCAAAAGGATTTTTAAATCAAGGCATGGAATTACAAGATGTAGGTGAAGATATACCCATGATAGATTATCTTCCTGTATCCGATGAATTATTAAAAAGCATTAGCAAATTTGCAAATAAAAAACCCAAACGTGGGGAGATAAAAGACTTTATTAAAGGTCTTTCTCCTGAAGATAAATTGACTGTTCTATTCCTTACAGAAACTAAATCAACCACTGATCCTTTAGAAAGTATGCAAGCAATTGGGGAAGTCGTTCAAAATAGAATTGATTCCAATTATTTTGACTTTAAAAAATTAAACACTCTGGATGATGTTTTACTTGACCAAACAGCAAAAGGTGCGTTTCAATTTTCTGGGTTAGAGCCTACCGTGTTTTTTAATCGTGCTAAAGAAGTTAAAGCAGGTCTTGCAAGTGATGGTTTATCAAGGGCTGCAGCCGCTGCACAAAATGTGTTAAATCCTGAAACTGAGGGTAACAGAATCCTTTCAAGGGATACAGTATTCTACACACGAAAAGATGCTTCAAATCAGTGGATGAGAAATTCAAAAAATTTACAATATTCTAGCGAACTTGGGGATCACGAGTTTTATAGCATATTTAAAACCCCATAGTTTTTCTAAGAAGAATCCGTCAGCTACCCGCTAACTAGCGGCCCTGACACAACCGACGCGGCTACCCACAGCCATGTGGCCCCGCAAGTGAGGTAAATAAAATGGCAAAACAAGTACGCGGACATCGTGCCAATAAACCAAATGACTCTTTTGGGACAATAAATAACGAAACCTTGTACAAAGGCAACTATCGTTCAGAAGTCTACAATGACGAAGAAGAAGATACCCCTGAAGTAGAGGCTAGTGAAGAAGCTGAAGTTACAGAAAATAACGAAGAAAGCTTTGTAGAATCAAAACAAGAATCGCCAAATCACGATTACAAGAAACGGTATGATGATTTAAAGCGACACTACGACTCAAAGCTGTCTGAGTTTGAAACTGAAAAACAACAGTTGTTACAGGCATCACAACAAAATAATGTTTCGTTGCCTAAAACAGTCGAAGAGTTAGAAAAGTTTCGTGAAGAGTACCCGGATGTATATGGGGTTGTTGAAACTGTAGCAGCCATACAAGCTGAAGAAAGAACTAAGCAGCTTCAATCAGAACTCCAAGAAATTCAGGAACGCGAAAAAGAAACTGTGGTTCAAAGTGCATACCGCGAACTAATGAACAATCATCCAGATTTCAACGAAATCAAAGAAGATGAGAAGTTCTTAACATGGCTTGACGAACAGCCCGAATCTATTTCGGACGGTATTTACAAAAACAATACTGATGCTCGTTGGGCTTCACGAGTCCTAGATCTGTATAAAGCAGATGCAGGTATCTCAAAAAAGAAGCGAGCTAAATCTAATGAAGCGGCAGCAACCGCAATAAAATCTCCCAAAGCAAAAGATGTTTCATCTGAAGCAGCAGGAGATAAGAAGATTTGGAAGGCTTCGCAAATCGCCAAAATGAAACCGTGGGAGTTCGAGAAGTTAGAAGCTGAACTTGACAAAGCACGGAATGAAGGGCGAATAGACTTGAACTCTTAAACCTCAAAATAGGAAGGATCGAACAATGGCTTTCGGTACTGCTGCGGGTTATGGTAACCTGCCTTCCGGTAATTTTGCACCGGAAATCTTTAGCCAAAAAGTTCTCAAATTCTTTCGTCGCGCTTCGGTTGTTGAAGACATCACGAATACTGACTACGCTGGCGAAATCGAGAACTTTGGCGACACAGTTCGCATTATTAAGGAGCCGACTGTAACAGTCTCTGCTTATACTCGCGGATCTGTAGTGAACCCACAAGACTTGGCTGATGACCAAATTACTATGGTTGTTGATCAAGCTAATGCGTTCGCGTTCAAAATCGATGACATCGAAGAGCGTCATTCGCACGTAAACTTTGAGGCACTTGCCACCTCTTCAGGTGCATTTGCATTGAAGCGTAAGTACGACAAGACTGTTCTTCAGGCTATGTCTGACGGTGCTGGTATTGCAGCTTCTGCTGTAACTGGTACAACTCTGACCACGACTGCTGCTGCTGGTACTCTTGGTACTGCAAACGCACCAATCAACATTGAGACAGACGACGCTGGCATCAACATGATGCTTGCAATGGCCCGTCTCCTTGACGATGAGTCTGTGCCAGAAGAAAACCGCTGGTTTGTTGCACCACCAATCTTTTACGAGAAGGTGTTCCAAGCTGGTAACAAGATCGCTGAAGTGCAGGTAACTGGTGATGCCACTTCCCCGCTTCGTAACGGTCTGGCAACTGTCGGCACTCTTGCTGGCTTCCGTTGCTACAAGTCAACTGCCTTGAATAGCACAGGCGGTATTGACCAAGTGACTTTGACTGACGCATCTGCAACTCTCGCAACCGACGGTTCTGAGAACATTGTTCTTGCTGGTCACATGTCATCCACCTCTACTGCTTCGCACATTGCGAAGACAGAAGTGGTTCGTTCAACCGAATCGTTCTCCGACGTTATTCGTGGACTGCACGTTTTTGGGCAAAAAGTATTGCGCCAAGAAGCGATTGTTCGCGGCGTTGTAGACTTTGCGTAAGGGAGGCTGACTAATGGCTACTATTGATAGAACTCCTAATGGTGGAACTGTTGGACATCCAGCAAACGTTGCACGTCCTTACGTAGTAACTTCTCAAGTCCATGACACCGCTGACGGTGGTACAGGTGGCGATGTCGTTCAATTGATCGACGTTCCTGCTGATACCATGATTGTTTCCGGTGTTCTTGAAGTCCTTGAGGCACGAGGTAACGGACAGATTACTCTGGACGTGGGTTTCACTGGTGGTGATGTGGACTGTTTTATTGACGGTTCAGTTTGCGCTGCTGGTTTCACTCCTTTCTTAGAAGCTGCAGTAGGTGCATCCGGCTCTAACGCCCGTATGATAACTTCTGCAGACACTATCGACGCTCTCATTCTTGATGGCGGCTCTAGTGGTGAATCTGCATTACGTTTTCGTGTTCACGTAGTTCTTGCTGACGTTTCCAAGAACCCCGTGGAATCTGCTACAGTTTCTACTGGAACATAATATTATTGGGGGCAGGGCAATTCTTGCCCCCTTTACAACCCGGCGAAAGTATGATATAAGCGTGTAAACCTGCCGGGAGATATACCATGTTATTACAATTATTATCTGAACAAGAAGTAAACTACTGCATAGAAAACTGGGGTGCCAAAGAAGATGGCGCAAAAACACAACCCAGATCAGACAGCGAAGAATTAAAAAAGAATACAGAGTCGCCTGACATGACACCCGAAGTAAGGCAACTCGTGTCAACAAGAATATATAATAACCCTTACATAGACTCAGTAGTTTGTCCAAACAGAGTATCGGTAAACTTTTACAATGAGTATGAAGAGGGTGGCTTCTACAAAAAGCATATAGATACGTTTCGTGCAGCACCTAGAAGCAACAATGTTTACTTTGACTATGGATTTTCATTAGGTCTTAGTGACGAGTATGAGGGTGGAGAGTTTGTTCTAAATAATGATGTGGGTGAAATAAGCTACACAATCGGAAAAGGACAACTACTTATATTTCCAATTATATACCCTCACGGCGTAAAGCCAATAACAAAAGGTTCGCGTAAAGCAATTATAGGTTGGATGTCCAGTAACGTTTCTTACGAACAAAGCTACATACTAAGAAACCTGTTTGAAATAAACGCAAGCTATTTGAAAGAAGAAAACCCGATGGCTCTCAAGTCAACGTTGGTACAGAATTATTTAGCTAAACACTGGGGTAAGTGATGACGAAAAAAGCACCACCAAAACCAAAGAAGAAATCAAAAAGTCCTACACCAAAAAACAAAGCACTTTACGCACGAGTAAAGGCAGAAGCTAAACGCAAGTTCGATGTATACCCAAGCGCATACGCAAACGCTTGGCTAGTTAGGACTTATAAAAAACGTGC